CACGGCGAGTCCATGTCGTACACGTCGTAAGCGTGGTCGAGATGAGCCAGGTCAAAGCTGGGGCTGTTCGCCCAAATGCCGGACGTGATCCCGCTGCGATAGCCTTCGGCAAGGAAGTAATCGAGTTCGCTAAGTGCGACCGACAAATCCCAAGGGCAGGGCGAGCCGAAGGTGTTGGCGCGCGCCTGATCGCTCTGCTTCATCCACCACTTGACGGTGTCGATCTCCATGACGAAGCCGCGAAGATGCTGCTTTTCCAGATCGCAGACCCACTTGTTGCGGCGACCGAGCGCGCCACCAATGGGGTCAAACTCGACGACCCCGATGCTGGCGATGATCGAGCCGGGCTTCTTGCCGAGCGTTTCGATATCAATCATGTAGTCCATTAGTTCGCTCCGAGGTTTGCGTAGTATTCAGTGGCTTCGTGGAATTGTTCGGCGGTCAGTTCTTCGCAGAGCGCCCCATCGCCGCCCGCTTCGCGCGGATCGGGTTCGTCGGGAGCCGTCGTGAAGAGCGAAGAACTTTCGGGGTGGTGCCAGTAGCGAAGCGCCTTCTGCTTCGCGCCGTCGCGGTATTCGCGGCCATCGTGCAGGGTGTAGAGCACCCATTCTTCTTCATCGTTGGAGTCGATCACGTCGCCGGGAACGACTTGCGGGACGAAGAGATGCGCAGCGCAGCCTTCCTTCTGCTCGGACAGAGACAGCGGCTTGTTCCAGCGCACGCACGACCATGCGGCTTCGCCGAAAAACTCGGGCGATGCATGCAGGCAAGTGCGGCAGCTAACGCGGGCGAACTGCTTTTCGTGGCAGATGCCGAGATGCTTGCACATATACTTGCACTTGAACGCGAGCTTGTGGTTCGGGTCCTTGTGCAGCTTCGGCATCGGCTTGTCGGACTTGATCACGCGTTCGGCGCGCTGGATCAGTCGGATCGCTTCGACGTGGTCGGTGTGAATGCGCTCGCTGTAAATCTCGCCGGTGTTCTTGTTCCGGCAGATGTAAAGGCCGCGCTCGAAGCCGAAGAGATGGCAGTAGGTGTTCAACTGCACCCAATGGGCGAAGTAGCCCTTGCGGACGCCAAGCTTCTGCACTTCCTTGAAATACTTGTCGCCCATCGACTTGCACTCGACGACGTGAGTCGTGAGCGGGGCTTCGGGGATGCCCGTGACCTTGCCATCCATCTTGCCGCGAACGTGTCCGGCAATCGTGCTGGTACGGAATTGCTTGCCGCGCGAATCGAACTCTTCGACTTCAGCGCCGATCATGCGGAGAGAATTGAGCAGGCGAGTTTCTTCGATCTCACCAGTCTCGAAAGTGATGCCCTTCAAGCCGGTGATTTCTTCCGGCGGCGAGGCCCAGCGAAACTCATACCAAAGCGCGCGCTCGCACTCTTCACCGAGCAGCGAGATCGAGATGCCCATCGAGTCCCAAGCCTGACCGCGAGCCTTGGCATAGGCTTCGTAAATGGCCTGCGTGGTGAGATCGATGGAGGGAAGCGGAGCCATTAGACAAGCCTCTAGCGTTCGCGCCCAAGGGCACGTTGCGAATGCTGAAATGTGAGGGAGGGGTAGAGAGCGCCGGGACCGAAGCCCCGGCGCGTTAGTCAGAGAGTGCTATTCGCCGCCGGACGCACCGGCTGCGCCCGCACTGCCGCCGCCGGACGTGCAACCAAACGCGTTCGTGCCAGTGCAAACACTGTTGACGAGCATGTAGGCCGGGGTCGGATCGACCGGGTAGACCTTGGTGGCGATCTCGTCCTTGACCTGCTTGTCCACGGCGACGGCGGCAGGAGCAGACTTCGGATCGTAGACCGTGGCAGCGTGAGCGAACGACGACATGGCGAGGACAGCGAAGAGAGTGATGCGAGCGAGGGTCTTCATGTTCATACTTTCGTTTGTGTAGTTGGTGGGTGGGAAGGGACCGGGGCCGAAGTCCCGGCCTAGTGAATGGTTAGGACTTGGGCTTCCACGGCAGGCTGGGGCGGCCACCGCCGGACGCGCCACCGCCACCGGAGGCGACGGTCTGAGTCGGCTGCGGCTTGTTGTCGTTCGAGGCCGTGGTCGGCTGCGGCTTGTTGTCGTTCGCCGGAGCAGAGTCGCCGGGGATCGGCTTGTCGTGGTTGCCCTCATGGACGAAGCGAACGAACACGTTCTGATCCTTCGTCACGCCCTTATAGGTGTTCGGCTGGATGTCCACGTCGCAGTAGAACTGATAGCCCAGGTATTGATCGGTGTCGGAGATCGTGTTCGGGTCTTGACCCTGCGCGAGCGCCAGTTCCTTCAACTGAGCCTGACCCTGCGCGCGCGTGTTCGGCTTCTCATGCGAGACGTTGATCGACGCGAAGAACCACGAACCGGCGAGATCGCCGTCCACGGCCTCGATCTTGAAGTTGAACACCTTGCCGGTGCGCTTCGAGTTGTCCTTAACTTCGCCGTCCTTCAACTGGCAAAGGTGACGGCCGCGCGGAAGCAGCGAGAAGCTACCGCCTTCCGCCTTGGACTCGTCCGCTTCGGCTACGTTGAAATCAAGTGCTGCCATTATAGGCTCCTGCTAGGTTTGCTTAGTGTAGTTGCGGGGGTGAAGTATTAAGCCGCGTCTGCGGCGGCGGGGACGGCGGGCAGGTACTTGGCGAGCGCCTTGTAACCTTCACCCTTCTTGAACATGATTTCGGGCGGCATGCTGAAGCGGTTGCCTGCGGTGAAGCCGCCCTTTTCTTCAAGGAACAGCCAGCGATTGCCGGTGCCTTCGGCGTGGCGGACATCCTTGTTGAAGCCCGCGTCCACCGCCTTGATGTTGCGCTTCTGGTTGACGAACACGATCACGTCGCTGTTCGCCTCGATGATCTCGGCGGCATCCTTTTGCAGATTGATGCGATAGCGATCATACGGACCAACGACCGGATCATCGAAGCGCGACGAGACGGTGTGTCCAAGCTGGACAATCGCCATCTGCTTGTCGCGGCGCAGCGTCGTGATGCCGTCGATGTATTCCAGCCAGATCGCAGCGGCCATCTTCGGACCCTTGCCGAAGCCGGGGTCTTCCAGCGTCTTCCAGCCGTTACGTGCGCACGCTTCGGCCGCAATGATGTTCTGCAAGCCCGTGGTCGAGTCGAAGACCGCCGTCGCGAAGTCGTGGTCATCGAGCGCGAGTACGCCGATGGTCTCGCAGAGTTCGGCCCAATTGCGGACCTCGAAGGTGTCGGCGACGACACCAGCCGGCGCGTTCTCGCCTTCGGAGGTCTGGATGACGATAGGGCGCGGAAACTCAAGCGCGAGCGAGGTCTTTCCGATCTTCGGCACGCCGTAGATGGTGAAGATCGGCTGCAAATCGGCGGCAGACTTCTTCTTAATGGACTTCAGACTGATAGCCATTTGGCTCCCCGGATTAGAGCGCGACGGAATGTCGAGCTTCAGGTTTTTGCCCACGCGACATCGTTCGCCGGGGCGGACCCGGCGGTGCTCAATGTCAAATTTTCGGAGTGGGCTTCCGTCTCCCGGCGGTAGCTACGGCGTGGTTATAAGGTCTTTCATCCGTCGCTATCGCTTGACATCCGTTGGGAACCCGGCTTTACACCGAATCACTTGAGATGTTTTGTTGATCAGGTTGAACTTTATCTAACGGATGGAGTTGGGCCTGTCAACGGATAGTGACGGATGAACGAGGGACACAACATCTCGTATCCGTCGCCTAAAGAAACCACGGCGCTGCCAACGAATTGACGAACGGTATGTGTCGGATATCAAGGAAAGACAGGGAATATGTTGAGTAGAGTAATGACGAGAGGGGCAAACTTAGTGGCTAAAAAAGTTGTCGAGGATCGGACCCGACCGCCGCATCCGAATTTGGAAATACTGAAAAGTCGTATTGAAGAGCGCCTACATTCAACGAATCAATCTCGTAACGGAGCGAGTGGCAAAGCCAAATTAGGGTTAAGCTACGTCAGCGATTTGCTCGCCGGGAAAACGAAAAACCCTTCGAGGGAGGCTATTGCAAAGCTGGCGGAAGTCTTCTCTTGCGATGCAGATTATCTTTGGGGCGAGCAGGAAACGCCGCGCTACGAGGTTCCGAATGCAAGGGAACCCAGGAAAGACCAGCTAGGCTCCGCATCTATACCCATGTACCAAATAGGGCTCACCGATCCCGATGGGTTTTTCTCGCTTAACGAGAGCCGCAAGACGACAATAACTTCAGTCTTTGCGGCTGGCCCTGAAGTCTACGCCGTGAGTGTTCCCGACGATACAATGGCTCCCCGCTACCGCTCGGGAGAAGTGGTGATCGTTAATCCATACAAGCCGGTAATGGGGGGAGGGTTCGCTATAGTACGCATGAAGGACGACCGTGTAGCGATACGCGAAGTGGTTTCTATAAACCCAGAAACAATCTCCGTTAAAAACCTTTCAAGCCAAGCTATCGTGGAACTCGCCCGTGAAACCGTCAAAACACTCCATCGGATCGTAGGAAGTTGTGAACTGACGTAAAATATATTCGACGGATAGTATCCGTCGATATCCGTTGACACAACGGATAGTACCCCCTAATGATCCGTTGCTTCGGGAGAGCAACGGATCATGCAAATCAAACTCGTTATCTTGGAATCGCCCTACGCGGGCGAGGTCAACGCCAACGTCGCCTATGCGCGCCGTTGCTTGAAAGACGCCGCCCTGCGGGGCGAGAGCGCGCAGGCGTCTCACCTTCTTCTCACTCAGGTATTGAACGATAGGGACCCGGAAGAGCGCGCCCTTGGGATCGCGCTCGGCCTCGCTTGGCGTCGAGTCGCCGAATACTCGATCTTCTATACGGACAGGGGATGGTCGAGCGGCATGATCGCCGCGCTCGATAGCGCCATCGCAGAAAACCGTCCGTTCCGCCTGCGCGCACTGGACGGCCCGGTGAAGTTGCCGAACCCTGCTTCGCTTCCGGCCATCGTCTATGAGGCCATCGAGCGCGCCGAGTCGTTTTCATGAAGCGCGACAACCTCAACGATGTCCGCTTCCTCGAAGTGGCCGACGCGCTACGCGCCAATGAGCCGTTCTTGGCGCGCGTGCTGCTCACGAAAATCCCTCATGTCTTCTCCGATTCCGCTGACGACGCGATGGCGGACGAGGCCGCGAACCTGATTCGTGAGGGCCAGATCGCGACCGCAATTGAGCGGATCGAGATGCACATCAATCCCAAGTTTTCGAGCGAGGCCGAGTGCTTGCAGCACGTCGGCAGCGACCGGCACTTCCATCCCATCAAGCAAGGAAACCTTCTGTGAAGCTGATCATCAACCGCGAAGCACTGGCCGATATCGTCACGCGCGGCACTTCCTGCGCTCCCAAGAACTCGCCGCATATCGTGGCGAACAACGCGCGACTCACCGTCGAGAACGGCACGTTGAGCATCGCGTCGAGCGACTTCATTACGATGGTCGAGGCGTCGGGCGACTGTCAGTCGTCGAGCGACGGCGTGACCACCGTCGAGGCCGCGAAGCTGAAGGCGGTTGTGGACCGTCTGCCGAAGGGCGCTGACGTGAAGTTGGTCTACAACGATGACAAGCGCGAG